ATGACCGCATTGATGGATTAGAAAAAGAAATCATAGCGATTAAAACGCAGATGAATATTCAATTCAAAGATTTGTTCAATCGTGTAAAGCGTCTTGAGGCTATTCTGATTGGTGCGTCTGCATTCATTATTGCTCTACTCTTACGCATAAATATGATGGGCTGATGCTGTGTACTCTGGTCGCCATACTCTGGGGCCAGAGCTTTCAACTAGGGCTGTATCAGGTTTGTCTTTATGATTGTGGGCATGAACGTCCTGATTATGAATGGTATGATAGAAGTTATGTAGTGCCACCTAGCTACATCTGCCCAGCGAGGTTCTATGAAACATGATAGATCCTGTCACTGCAATCGCGGGAGCTACAGCCGCATTTAACTTTCTCAAGAAAGGCGTTCAAGTTGGGCGCGATCTGCAAGACATGGGCCAACAGTTGCAGCAATGGGCTGGCTGTATGGCTGAACTGGATCAGGCTGAAAAGATGTCAGAGAAACCACCTTGGTATAAGGCGCTGGGATCTGGGACACAGGCTCAAGCTATGGAAGTTTTCTTAGCTCGAAAGAAAGCGCAGCAAATGCGCGATGAATTGCGAGAGATTATTAGCCACCCTGCAATACTTGGTCCCTCTCATTGGCAAGAGTTTCTAAGAATAGAAGCCGAAATACGCAAACAAAAGCGAGAGCATGAGTTTCGCCGCATGGAAATAAAACAAGCTATTATTGAGTGGGCTGCTGGCATTACTCTGTTTTTAGTTTTGTTTGCTGGTCTTGTTGGATTTGTATGGTTGGCTAATGCTTGATCCTGTTGGTAATCTTCCTTTTGCCATAGAAGCACAGAGAGCGCGTGAGAGCATCGAAAACCATCAGGCGCAGCAACAGGTGCAGAAAGAGCATAATCGCGCTCACAAGCTCGCTAAGGCGCTGGAGAGACAACAGCTTGATTTAATGTTGAGTTATGATAAGTTTGGCGCGTCTAACTCTGGGCTAAAGCCACAGGGTAGCATCATAGATATGGAGGTCTGAATGACTATAGCTATGGAACGTATTCTCGAATGGAAGATAATGCCAAGAGTCATGATGGCTGTTATGACCTTAATGTATATTCGTGTTATTGAATGGGGCATGTCTTTGGATGATTTATCCACGCAACAATCTGCAATGATTAGTGTGGTATCAGGTGCAATGACGGGCGCGTTTGCTGTCTGGCTTGGAAGTGAGCGCAAATGATTACTCTTCTTGGCAGCTTGCTTGGTTTTGGCACATCGTTTTTGCCAGAGGTTTTAAACTACTTCAAAGCAAACCAAGCGCACAAGCATGAGCTTGAAAGAGCGCAGCTTGAAATGGATCTGATGTCTAAACGTGCTGAATTAAAACTTAGCATCATGGATAAAGAAGCAGATATTAAAGAAACCGAGGGGCTGTACCGACATGACAGTATTGATGCGGGAGGCTTTATCAACGCATTACGCGGAAGTGTGCGCCCTGTTATCACTTATTGTTTTTTTGCTCTTTTCGTTGCCATCAAAGTAACAGCATTGCTTGCTCTGTTGGACATGGGGCATGAGATGGGGCGCGCACTTAGTCTAATCTGGGATGATGCAACGGCTGGTTTGTTTGCTGCTATCATGTCATTCTGGTTTGGAAATAGAGCGGTCAGCAAATACATGAAGGCGAAACCATGAGTTATAAACTAGGAAAGCGCAGCTTAGAGAAGCTGGAAGGTGTTGATGAACGCATGGCTGCTGTTGTGAAGTATGCAATCAGTGTTACTAAGCAAGACTTTAGCGTGATCTGTGGATTAAGAACTATTGAAGAGCAGAAGGCTTTGGTTGCTAAAGGCGCAAGTCAAACCATGAAGAGCAAGCACATTGATGGTTTGGCTGTTGATCTGATGGCTTATGTTGATGGTGGGCGCTGGGAATTAAATCTTTATGACGAAATTGCTGATGCTATGGCTGAAGGCGCGCGCGCTGTAGATGTTCCTGTTCGTTGGGGAGCTGCTTGGTCTGTTCCAAACATTGCTTATTGGGATGGCACTATGGAATCTGCAATGAATGATTACATTGATACAAGACGCAGTCAGGGGCGGAGACCTTTTATCGACGCCCCTCACTTTGAATTAATGATTTAGCTTGCACTTAGATGTGTAGCTGATATTAAGATTCTTGGGGGTGTTGGTCCCGACTGGCATCCTCACGATACTTCCTTACAGTTTTGTCATTGAGGCCCAAGAACAAAGCCGTAGATGTTACGCACCATCCCTTGCTTTGAAAGTATAGGATGTCATCTATTTCTTTTTGGCTAAGTGGATCGTTACGCCAGCCGCTGCCTCTTGTGGGCGCGGCTGTCGTCTCGATCTCTTTTGGCTTAGGCTCTGGTTCTTTTGCTTTGGGGTCTGGTTTGCCGCCCCATTTATCACGATAGCGTTTGCGTATTTGTTTGGCGTCATCAAGCATTGCTTGTAGCATTTGTTCTTCGGTCATGGTCTTGCCCTTGGTCTAAGTACGGATGACACAACGTCTGTTTCTACGCAGGTCATATAGATGTTATTGCCGTAGAGTTTTACGATATGGTCATAGATTGGGTCAGCTAGACCCTGATCCATTACTTGCTGGCAGTGGTTCTCTGAAGCGTAGACTATGCTTGCAAGTGGTGCGGCGTTATGCGCTGGCATTTCATAGTCGATCATTAAGATAGTGAAAAATTCTATCATGGTGCACTCCTAAAAAAAGACGCAGCCAAAGCTGCGTCAGTCAGGGAGGATTCCAATCGGGCAGATGTAAATGAATCCTCGGAGAACATTCTTATGTTAGAATGGTATTGCATCGTTTGGCAATCCACTTTGTGCGCCATGCGAACCATTCTGTTTATCTGATACTTTGAATGACATATAAGGCTTGCCATCTTTCATGCGCTTCCAACCTGCAATCTTTAGCACGTCATTGTCATCAATTGGGCCAGAGTAATCTGGCGCGCTTTCATTGCCCTTCTTGTCATTCTCAAACAACACTGCAATCTTTGCATAAACCTCAACAATATTTCTGCCGTTTTTGGTTTGATCTTTGACGCAAACAATCTTGGATTGCTTCATATCAATATCAACCTTCCCTTGCAAAATCATTTGTTGTGTTGGGAATGGTGCAAATGCTGCGCCTGTGTTTGTGTTGTCATATTCTGCCATGCTTCTGGCTCCTTTATAATAGTTTCATTTGCTTGCTGTCCTGTGGGACAAACTTAATATCTATTAGTTGGTAATCTTTACCTCCTGTTTTTGATTTGAAAACTTTAGATGATGGTCTTAGATTTTGTAGCTGTACTGGATCTAAGAACATTTGCTTGTCTTGATATATGAGGCGCAGCCCGCCCGCTTTGATCGCGGGCTGCACCTCATATGTCCTGATTGAAAGGTATTCACCCTTCCAGAGTTTAGTAACTTTCTTAGTTACCATGCTTGCCCCGCGCCATTAGGAACACTGTCTGCGGAATACTTATTCCCATCCATCTTACCCAAGAACACATCCGCATCGCAGCCCAAGTGAGATAGCGCTTTTGTCAGCCCATCTGTGATAGCCATCTTCGGCGCATCTTCTGCCAGCCTACCTTTTGAAGCATCAAAGAACTTGCGACAGCCTGTGAAGGGGCCAAACATATTTCCTTGGTTCCCATGCCAGATAGTTACATGCGCTAATACAGCGCTGTCTCCGTTGCTTAGAGGCACTATCTCTGTTTGATTGTGCCAACCCCAGCCTTCGCCAACAGGGCCGAAGTGTTCTGTCATCTTTTTGACTTGATACTGTGGGTCAATAGCCGTGAAGCTGCGTGATCCAAAGCTTACTGGTTTTAGATATTGTGGATCAGATTGCGCAAGCGCATCCCATATATCCATTGTGGTTTCAAGTGTCATTGGTGTTCTCCTTTTTTGCTTGGATCATTTCTATCCAATCTTTTTTTGTTTTCCATTCTGGTTTTAAATGAATTTGTGGCAGGACTTCTTCGAGTACAAGTTGTACTGCTATGTATGTTGCTTCCATAAAACCTTCATTTGAAAATGCTATTTCACTTGCGTCAACAAGATCATGTGGATCATCTTCTATTATTTCTTTTATGCGACTAAAGTATTTATCAATGGATTCATCAACATGATATTGAACTGCTTTAGCTGTTAAATATTGAATAGCTCTATCAGAAACTAAATCCATTACTTGAGATTCCATTGCTTTCCAAAGCTCATTGTCGCTGAACTTTATTTCATCAGTCACTGTTCTCTGTGCCATGATTGTTCTCCTTATCTTTTAACTATTCTGAGCGCGCCGCGCTTGTCTCTTCGGACTGACAATTGATCACAATAAACCTCACGTTCATTGGGTGCGACCATAGCTTTGAGATCTTTCTTTGCATTCTCGAATACTCGGTTATGCTCATAACCTTGTATATAAGTAACTGCGGCATCGACGAATTGATTATCTTGTGTTGCATCACGTATCACCATTTGATCAACTTCAATATTATTGTGGTTAAGTACAGTTGGTGCAACATTTTCTGGAGGCTTGTCATCTAAAACATAAGACCAGAAATCAGAGACAACAGTCCACATACCTTCAAAGTATTGGTTACTTTGTTTGATGTGTTTGGATTCCCATTTGCTGTTGCCAAAAATTACAGACAGATAGATTCCGTCAACGCCAGCAAGCTTTGCGTATAGCTGAAGTTGAGGCATGTATCTATCAATCATGTCATTCATAGAATTAAAAGCATTGGTGTGCTTCGCTTCTACTGGTTGCATATTGAATGCGGCATCGATGGTTCCCTTTGCAGGGACGGTCCCGATAATTTCTGACAGTTCAGTTTGATGATGCGTTAATATGCAATTGTAATTTTTCTCAAACCATTTGAGATTAAAATCCTCAGTATGAATACCGAGTTGCACAGCGATATTGTCAGACAAATCATCAGGCTGCGCGCGCCCAGTCTTTACATTCCAAAGATCTAGCCACTCACCTTGCATGATCTTCACGCAATCAGAGCCGCCAATAAAACCTTGTCTTTGCATTGTGTTCTCCTTTTTTTATAAGACAAAGACTACTGCATATATGCAATATAGTCAAAGGTATTTTTTGAAGTCAGCCTCCGTTAAGCCATAATCTTTTATTAATCTTTCTTTGGCTTTGCCTTCTAGCCAGAAGTCACCGACAGGTTCGCCAAGTCTAATCCGATCAGCGCTTATCTTTGCGCTATCAATTATAAAATCTTTACGAATCATTTCTTCTCGCAATACTGTTGATTGCGATACCCTGCTAACAGTTGAATCCCAGACCTGACCGTCAGCTAGGTTCTTTATCTTTTTCATTAGAGTTCTCCATTAGTTTAAGGAATGTGTCACCTTCAATGATGACTAAGGTTTGCGGCTTGCCTGTTCTCCGTTTGTAAAAAGCAATGTCTCTGCCTTCTAAAACTTTGAAGGGGCTGGGAAAGGTAGACTTGTCACGGTATTTGACTTCGCCTACCAATTCGTATCCGTTGAGTTCGAGCTTGAGATCGCCGCTATACTCTCCTCCCAAGCTGCCACTGAGCGGTTGCCTTTTCGCTTTGATACCCGCTTCTTTGAGCCAGTTGACAAACCACTTTTCGTGGTAGGTTCCTTTGTTTTTATTACGGTTTGCCATTGGTCCTCCTCATAGCAGCGTCTGCAAATGTACCAATGCTTTTCATAAGATGCAGAAGAATTTTGTTTAAGCACTGCGACAAACCATTCTGTTTGCGCATTGCAGATAATGCAAAATATTCTATGAACCTTTTTTGGTGACATCTATTTGATAGTCCAAAGCATCAAGCCAGCAGATAAGCATAAAGCCAGACGGTATTCTCTTGTGAGATTCCCATTTGTGAATCAGAGAAGAGGTGCAGCCAATCTTATGGGATAAGGATTCTTGGCTCAAACCTTTTTCTAATCGCGCGCCGATCAACGCTTTGATTAGCTTCTCGTAATCCTTTGGAATACTCACGGGCTTGTTGAATCTGGTAAAGTTCTTCGATTGCATTGAACACTCTCAATGCCGTATCATACTTTAACTCTGTTCTCTCATTTACGGTACGCCAATACGTTGTTGAGGAAGCCCCTGCTTTATCAAAGGCATCCTCAAGTTTTACATTAGCTTTCCAAGCTTTGTCACTTATCAGTTGGAGATACGACTTCATGCTTGCATGTATGCAATGGATCGAAGTCATTGTCAAACCCTGATCCATTGCATTGTGTGCATGTCTTTGTATCTATGTAACCAACATCACGGCTAAAGCTTTGGCGTTTGTAGATTTCTACAACGCCATCGCCTTCACACTCAGAGCAAATATTATCCAATGTGAACACCAACACATTCAGGAGTCCATTGAGGAATATAATACTTTTCAGGAAAGCGCGCGCTTCGCATTGGTTCATTCATTATGAATTTATTAAACGCATTCACTATAATTCTACGTTTAAACTCAGTGCGAATACTTACTTGTTTCATTTCTTGAGCAATAAAATATTCGCGGCAAAAATGAGCGGCATCATGTTCATAAGTTGGCACACCTTTTTTAAAGACAGCTATAAACTCATCAGCCTTTTGATGATTGTCTTGATAGCAAGCAATGTAATGAAGCCCAGCTAATAAGGTTCCCACCCGAGGAAAAGCTTTGTCTGCTACAGTACAACTTGGAATCAAGTCGTGATTTTCTATAACAGATAATACTTCCTGTTGTGAAGCAGTAACAGATCGAGGTGTATTATGAGCAACACTAATTAAAAAATTAGCAACAGATGCTTGTGACGTTGCGTAACTAGCGCCATTCATTGATATTCTATCGCTGACTGTGCGCTTTGTGCCTGAGTCAATTGTATCTCTAGCATCCTTTGGCAAGCCTCGAACAACTATAGTTTCTATAGATTTATCAGCTTTAATAATGGCATGTAATCTGTGCTGACCATCAAGCAATGTTCCATCTGAACAGACACAAATAGATGAACCATTAAGTTGCCATAAACCGTTTTGAATATCGCGAACCATATTTTGAACATGGTTTTTCTTAAGCTTGCGATTTTGTGTGTTCATACCCAGCATAATTTTTGCTAAAGCTGGAGTAATAGTTTCGATTGCTGTTTGCATTTTAGTTCTCCTAATAAGGGATTTCATCATTGATTTCTGGATAGACATAGTTGTCTTCCCAAGCCTTCAACGCACGTTTAATCCATTTCTCTTTGTTGAAGTTTGGGCAGTCTTTTTCTATTTGGTCTGCCAGAAGGCGAAGCGGGGTAGGCCAAGCCCCATGTTTAGCCAGAGTGGTGGCGGCAGTATCTGCCAACCACTCAAGTTGTATTCTGTTTAGGTTCATAGTCCTTTCCACAGTGTTGAAGACATTGCTTTTGCGATGTCGGTTTCACGATTGTAACGCGCAACATGAGGGGTGCGCGCATCGTCTGTATGCGTGGCCCAATATGTTAAGCAGTTATACAATGCCCATTTGTTGGCACCGAGTTGGGATCTTTCGTTATCCCAAATGCGAAGCAAGTTTTCTAATTGCTTTTGGTTGATGTTATCCTTCTGCAATTGGCGTGTGTGTGCGCCTTTGCAGATTGTCTTTTTAAAGAAGGATTCAACGAAGTCTTGCTCGACTTTGGTTTTCATCCAAGCTTGCCATTCATCTTTGCGCGTATGGAAATGGTCAATACCTGCGCGGATCTTGGCGGCAGAGCCATCAACACTGAGGAATGTTGTATGCTTGTATTTGCTGCGCGCTATTGCATCAGGCGTTGTGCATCCGTTCTTGCACCACAGTCGCAATGCGTCAAACATCTGTGCAAATGACCAGCTTGCATCATAACTATTGGTAAATGACAGGCGCGCTTGCACAATGTCACCGACCTCTGGTTCAGTTACCAGATCAGGAAAGAGTATCTGCCCACGCATCTTTCGTCCATCTTCAAAGATGTCGACACTGAGTTCGTAATCTTTTGTAATGTCAGCTTCGTTCACTGCTCCAATGATGGACTCAATAACTTGCTGATGCGGTACGAGTTTGTAACGTGAGCCATGATGACCAAGGACTTTGTTGGTATCAGTACGCACAACTTGATATGCGTCTGGTTCTGGATCACCTGTTACTGCATTGGGTGTTGGCATAAGCTCAACGGGAAAATCCCAATGATTAATTGGTTCAAGATAAGACATAGCGTTCTCCTATATTGTTATGATTAGGAATGGGGCGATGAACATCAGCCCCAACCATATGATTAAGATGCACACGATACCGATTAGGTCAGACGTGCGCATCTCAGATACAGCCTCACGAATTGTATGAAGGATTAAGTGCATCTTGCACCTTCTCAGATTGAGCGACAATCTGTTTGGCGATAGTTTTCATAGCATAACTATCTTTTAAAAGCTCTTCGACTTCTGTCTTTGCAAAAAACAAAGCCATTGATTCAAGATCAGAAGCAGTAAGCTTCATCTCAACAGGCGCTTGCCATTTCAACAGTTGTGCAGTAACCATATTGTTCTCCTTTTATCTTATGGTTGTACATTGCGTATAAGCAATGCTATTTATATTTAAAAAACTTTGCAAGCATTAAATCTTACAAAGCGCGGCAATGTCGGTGAAGCCCCCTTGCCCCGCGCGCAATGTGCATATGGAGCATCGGCCCTCACGGACGTGGCTGATGGCAGCGCGTGGTGCGCTACCATCTGAGAGTGTGGGGCTGCTATGAAGCAGCCACCGCTCTCAGTGCTGAGAGATCTTTCTTGGGCATCTTTGAGCCAGATGCTTTTGGCTTGGCGCGCTGCCATTGCTCGCCATTCGTTAGGATTGAGTAGACGTCTACATCGGCTTGGTGACGCTCATCTTGCGCTGCATAGCGTTCTTGGAGGATTGCGAGGTATCGCTCAAGACGTTCCGTATCGCGCGCATTTTTGTTCTCGCAAGCAATGTCATAGTCAGCTAGTGCATCTGCTATGCTCTTCTTGACGTACATAACGCTGTTGTGCGATGTGTAGCAAGCATCGTTAGCCATGCTGACCAGATCTTTGAGATTTGTAATCTCGTTTCCATCAAGGTCTGTAGTAATAGTTACAGCGTGATATTTGATAACATCAAGCTTCATTTGGGCAAGTGTAGATATTGAGTTAGACATGTTGGTTCTCCTGTTCTGCCGCGAGGACCACCCTCGCGGTTGGCCCCCGATAATCACTGCATCAAAGGCAACGCCAGCGTTGCCCTCGCTGGCTGCAAGCCGTTTCCCCACAAGGCACATTGCGAACTAAGCACACACCCATCAACGCACACTGATTGCAACGCATGTGCCGCCAACGGCGAATAGCACATGCAACACTTAAAACCTGCTCAAAAAGGAAACTGCTTGCTGCCAGTTTGATGTTGTGATTTCGGATCAGGGACTACCGCTAGGGTGGCCGCAGCAAGGCTGAATGGGAGGGCCATAAATGGATAACCAATCTCTGCACGCAGACCAAATGACGCGCCGATGTTGTCGAATCTCACGCCAAGTGTAGTATCTATTACGCCTTGATGGTAACGCGCAAATCTCTGATCTGCGTCAGTATGGTCTGCTTGCTGCGCATCGGCTCAATAGCACGTCAAGAGGGGCAGAGCAGATAATAGCACTAGATGTTGTGGTGACATTGCTAAGAAACACAAGTGACGCAACGTAACATCTTGACGTGCCTTGCAGTCAGCCAGTAGCAATGGGGGGGAAGAGGGAAGGGGGGGCAACAGCACGGAGTAGAATCATCACTCATTCCTTCTTAGAACTTAGCGATGATGGTCTAGCCCAGCATTGCAAACAGTCATCTAGATCAATATGTGCAGCTTAGAAAAAAGGAATGAGAGATGAAGATTGCAGAACGTAAGCTGACTGCAAAGCAGACTGCGCTAGTTGATACCCTCGTAGCAAAAGGCTGTAGTATCAAGCAGGCTGCTGCCGATGCTGGATACGCAGAAGGAGAATCTGGGAGAGTGACTGCAACCAAAGCGTTAAAGCTTGCGCATGTGCAGCAATACTTGATGCAAAGGATGAACGAGGAGTTTGGAATCAGCGCTACCCTTGCTGCTGGAACTGTGAAGCGGTTAGCAACTGGTGCCAAGAGCGAATATGTCCAGCTTGAGGCAGCCAAGGATCTTCTTGATCGCGCTGGCTATAAGCCCATAGATCGGAGCCAAGTGCAGGTAGCTGGAGATATTCGCGTCTCAATCGATCTAGGGTAAACTCTTTGTTCATCCGTGTAGCTAGGAGGGGGTGGGGGGAAAAAGTGGCAGTCACGTGACAGTAATAGTCCCCCACTAGCATTTTTCTTAAAAAAGGTTTTTTTGTGCGTTGTTGAAAATATTTTTTTTGTTATAGGGTTTGATCATGGCACGTTTTAAGAAGAATCCAGAGAAGCAACCACCGAAGGACGATATGTCCAAGGTTAAGTTAGCATTGCGGAGTGTTGGCTATGGTCGCCAAGAAGTATCAGAATCCTGAGGGTGGATTGAATGCTGCGGGTCGTGCTTATTTTAAGCGCAAGGAGGGTGCTAATTTAAAGCCTCCTCAAAAGAAGGGGACTCATGGTCGTCGTGTTTCTTTTGCTGCTAGGTTTGCTGGGATGAAGGGTCCGATGAGGGATGAGAAGGGGCGTCCTACGCGGAAGGCTTTAGCATTGAAGGCTTGGGGGTTTGGCAGTGTTGAGGCGGCGCGCAACTTTGCAAAGAGGCATAGGAAGTCATAATGTGTTTTGGTGGTAGTAAGAAGAAGACTAAGACTGCTGATGAGTTTTATCAGGAGATGAAGAAGGATTATGGGCCTTTGCCGTCGACTCAGGTTGGTGAGGGTCCAGAGCGGGATCAACAGTTGACTGATGTTCCGAAGCCTCGCAAGGGTGGTATGCAGGTTCGTTCTTTACTTAGGATGGATTAATGAGTGAAGAGAAGCGATACGATACTTTGTTAAAGCAGATGAGTGCGTTTGACATTCCTGACAAGGTAACGGATGAGGACCAGCCGAACAAGTGGTTGCGGCGTTATCATAATGTAATGATGGATGTTGCGACTTACATTCGTGACAGGAATCCTCAGTATAAGTCTCTTCTTAGCAGAGCCAAGCGGATTGAGAAGAAGTGGGACATGGAAGGTAAGTATATCAATGGCGGTAAATGAGGCTGGCAATTATACTAAGCCTAAGATGAGAAAGTCTTTGTTTCGCAGGATTAAGGCAAAGGCAACTCATGGCACTGGTGCGGGTCAGTGGTCGGCAAGGAAGGCGCAACTATTAGCAAAGCAGTATAAGGCTGCTGGTGGAGGGTATACTTGATGAAAAATGTAAAAGCGAAGAGTGTTACTCTTTTAAAGAAGATAGACAAAGAGCTTCAGTCTATACCTTTATACAAAGGAGAGGAAGTTTACAAAACTGAACTTCGTAAAACTCATAACTTTGTCGATGCTACTAAAAACGCAATAACTGGTTTACGCCGTGGGATTAGAATGCTTAGAGGCAAAGAGAGTAAACCCGATCTTTTGGCTAAAAAGAAAAGGTTGGAAAATCTAATGGAGCGTGCTCAAAACTCAATTCGCGGTTTTTAAGAAGCGCCATGAAGCCTTCTCAGAAATCTTTGCTTAATTGGGGAAAGCAGAAGTGGCGAACCAAGTCTGGCAAGAAGTCTAGTGAGACTGGTGAGCGCTACTTACCTGCTAAGGCTATCGCTGCTCTTAGTAGTTCTGAATATGCAGCTACAACCAGAGCTAAACGAGAGGGTAAGGCAAAGGGTAAGCAGTTTGTGGCTCAACCGAAAGCGATTGCTCGGAAGGTAAGGAAGTATAGAACATGAAGAAGCCCAAGTTAGGAACTGGTAAACGCTTTTCTTTGCTGGTGCGAGAGTTAGAAAAGAAAGATGTTAAAGACCCAAAGGCGCTTGCGGCTGCGATTGGCAGAAAGAAGTATGGCAAGAAGCGGTTTCAAGAAATGGCTGCTAGGGGTAAGAAGTGAGCTTTGTAAACAGTTTAAAGCAAGAAGAGTTGGAGATGTTGCGCCGTATTGTTAAGCGTATTCACTTTCAGCATTTTGATGAGAAGCATGGCGCGTCTTATGTTACAAACTATATGCTTGATAATGTTATTGACAACATCGGTCCTGATGTTGCGGAATGCATGATTAAGACAGGGGTTGATCAGGGGTTGAGATGATTGACTTTAAGTACAAGCCTGATGGCGAGGTGCTAAAAGACTTTATGAAAGACAATACGTTCTTTCGTGGTATTCGTGGCCCTGTTGGTTCTGGGAAATCTGTTGGCTGTTGTGTTGAGGTCTTTCGGCGCGCGCTTGTTCAACAGAAGGGGCCAGACGGAATACGCAAAAGCCGATGGGCTATTATTCGAAACACCAATCCGCAACTTAGAACAACAACAATAAAGACTTGGCTTGATTGGTTTCCAGAATCAGATTGGGGCAAGTTTCACTGGTCAGTGCCATACACGCACCATATTAGAAAGGGAGACATTGATCTTGAAGTTATTTTCTTGGCTCTTGACCGCCCTGAGGATGTTAAGAAACTCCTTTCTCTTGAACTCACAGGTATATGGATCAACGAAGCGCGCGAGATTCCTAAGTCGATTATTGATGCCTGTACGATGCGTGTTGGGCGTTATCCTTCTATGCGTGATGGCGGTCCTTCTTGGACTGGCGTTATTGCCGATACCAATGCGCCCGAAGAAGATCATTGGTGGCCTATTATGTCTGGTGAGGTTCCAATCCCAGATCATATACCGCGTGAGCAAGCTAAGATGCTGGTCAAGCCAGACAATTGGAGTTTTTACACCCAACCTGCTGGAATGCTCGAATCTAAAAACGAAGAAGGTGAGATAGAGGATTACAAAGATAATCCTAAAGCGGAGAACCAGAAAAACATTCTTCGCGGCTATTATTCAAACCTGATACGCGGTAAGACAAAAAGCTGGATTGATGTATATGTGATGAACCGTTTGGGTCACATTCAAGATGGAAAGCCAGTATATCCGATGTTTGCTTCAGATGTTCACATAGCAAAAGAGGAAATACCTGTTGCTGCACAGCTTCCTGTTTATGTTGGCATAGACTTTGGGCTGACACCCGCTGCTGTATTTGCTCAAAAGGTACGCGGCAGATGGCTTGTGCAATCTGAAATTGTTGCTATTGATATGGGAATTGTACGTTTTGCCGAGGTTCTTAGAAATGAATTATCAACACGGTTTGCTGTAGCATCCGAGGTTATAATTTACGGAGATCCTTCTGGTGATTTTAGAGCGCAGACTGATGAATCTACACCCTTTCACATTCTGCGCGGTGCTGGCTTGAGGGCGTTCCCTGCGCCTTCCAACTCTGTTGACCTTCGACTTGAGGCGGTTTCTTCCCTGTTGACCAAAATGGTTGAAGGTAAGCCAGCATTTTTAATTGACAGGCGTTGCCCTCAACTTATCAAAGGCTTTGAGGGTGGATACGCTTACAAGAGAATGGAAGTTGCTGGTGAGCGTTATGCTGATAAGCCAGATAAAAATATGTTCTCTCATGTTCACGATGCTGCACAGTATCTTTTTCTTGGTGCGGGTGAAGGGCGCGCGCTAATGAACACGCAAAAACCAGCAAGAACAGTTGTTGCTGGAAGGAAGTTTGATCTTTTTTCACGGCCTAAGAAATCTCCTCGCTTTCAATTTGTGCGTTGATTTTATTTTGGCTTTGTGAATAGGAAGGTTTGAAAGGAGATTTGCTATGTGTTTTGGTGGTGGGGGCGGTGGCCCTAGTGAAAAAGAAGAAAAAGCTGCGGCTGAACAGCGAGTAGAAGCTGAAGATACTCAGCGCGAAGAAGCTGAAAAGCGCGCAACGAAGAAACGTGAAGATATAACAGAAGCATTGGAAAAGCGCACTGCTGATGAAGGCAGACGTGGCGGCACTGGACGACGTTCTCTTTTCTATAGAGGAACAGGAATGCGTGGCGCTGGTGGTTCTTCTGGTTTCTTGGGGCGTTTTGACTAATGAATATGGCAAAGCATTATATAGAAAAGTATCGAACAGCGAAGGCGTTTCGAGAGCAATGGGTTTCTCTGTTTGAAGAGTGCTATGAATATGCTTTGCCGCAGCGTGAATCTTTTTATTACGAAGAGCATGGTCAAAGGCGTGATGAAAAGATCTTTGATGAAACTGCCGTTGTTGGCACCCAAGAGTTTGCAAGCAGATTGCAATCAGGCATAGTTCCCAACTATGCACGTTGGGCTGACTTTGTTTCTGGTTCTGAGGTTGATCCTCAAGAGCGGGAGGCTGTTGATAATGAGCTTGATGAAGTAACAGAGTATGTTTTTGAAATACTTCAAAACTCTAATTTTAGCCAAGAGGTCCATGAATCCTTTATGGACTTGGCTGTCGGGACTGGTATTTTGTGCGTTGAGGAAGGTGACTCACTAAACCCAGTAAACTTTTCTGCAATTCCCTTACCCCATGTTGTACTTGATACTGGTCCCGACGATAGAATTGATCATGTTTACCGCGAAAGAAAAAAGGTAAAGTTTGATCACATTCCTTTGATGTATCCTAAATCTGTACTGGACCCAAAGGTAACTTCTCAAATGGGAAGTAATCGTGAAACAACAGTTCTTGAAGTTGTTTGCCGTGATTACTCAAAGAAAAATCAAGAAGCATATTTGCACTATGCAATATGTATGACCACTGAAACTATATTGCATTATAAAGAAATGAGCGGTGTTGGATCTAATCCGTTTATTTGCTTTAGATGGTCTAAGTGCGCTGGTGAGATATATGGCAGGGGGCCACTTATTAATGCATTGAGTTCTATTAAAACAACAAACCTAACCATTCAGCTTATTCTTGAAAATGCTCAGATGTCTATCTCTGGCATTTATCAAATGGAAGATGATGGCGTTATTAACCCTGATACTATTAACTTAGTTCCAGGGACTATAATACCAAAGGCTATGGGTTCTGCTGGTTTGCAACCTATTCAAGCTGCTGGACGTTTTGATGTTGCGCAGCTTGTTCTTAGTGACATGCGATTGAATATTAAGCGCGCTCTTTATAATGATATGCTTGGCAATCCTGACAGAACGCCAGCAACGGCAACAGAGATTGCAGAGCGTCAGGCAGATTTATCTCGGAGAATGGGTGCATCGTTTGGTAGGCTGCAAGCTGAGTTGGTTCAGCCTGTTCTTCAGCGTGTTGTTTATATTCTGAAGAAACAAGGTCGCATTGAAATACCAACAGTTAATGGTCGTGAAATAAAAGTGCGCGCGGTATCTCCTTTGGCTCAAGCGCAAGCAAATCAAGACATATCTGTTGTTGCGCGTTACCTTGAGCTTATTGGAAATGGCTTTGGTCCTGAGATGTTGCAGCTTCTTATTGACGGTGAACAGACTGCAATATATCTTGCAAGAAAATTTGGTGTGCCAGAAAGCTTGATTCGTGATGAAGAACAGCGTAGACAGATAGCGCAAGCTGCGCAACAAATGGCGCAACAACAGATGGCACAACAGGGAATGATGCCAATTGAGCAACAGAATTAATATTGGGATAGATGGTATCCAACGCAAATCTGAACGGGATGTTGAGATAAGCAAGAATGTTGCACAAATATTTTCCAGCCCAACAGGTCAGGAAGTTCTTAGGTATCTAAGGTCAGTAACTATTGAATTAGTTAATGGGCCTAACATTTCTACGGAAGAGCTTCGCCATCTTGAAGGTCAGAGGTATTTGGTTGCTATGATTGAGCAACGTATTGCACATGCACATAGGAGCAAAACGAAATGAGTGAAGAAGAAGCAATTGCCGTAGCCGAAGCTGATGGTCGTGATTTTGTAACTCAGGAAGATGTAGATCAGGCCGCAGCGCCAGCGCGTCCTGAATGGCTACCTGAAAAATACAAAACAGGTGAAGACTTAGCAAAGGCTTATAAAGAGCTTGAGTCTAAACTTGGAAGCCGTGATGATGAAATACGCAATCAAATTATGGAAGAAATACAAGCTGAAGCTTTTTCTGATCGTCCTAATTCCGCTGGTGATTATCAGCTACCAGATATTATAAATCGGGATGAAGCTGTTGATAATGAGCTTTTGCGTTGGTGGTCAGAACATGCTTTTGAGAATGGGTATAGTCAGGAAGAGTTTGCGCGTGGCATAGAAATGTACGCAAACTCAGCAATGTCCAATCAGCCAGATATTGACGCGGAATTTGCAAAACTTGGAGATAATGCTGAAGCAAGAATTAATGCAGCATCAATGTTTGCTAATAAGTTTTTTCCAGAAAGTGCGATCCCTGCAATTGAAAGAATGTGTGAGAGCCATGAGGGTATCTTAGCCTTAGAAGCAATGATGGACGCAATGAAGGATGGTTCATTCTCAGGGGAAACAACATCTGCATCTGAGATGAGTGAGGCTGATTTAAGGGAGATGATGAATGACCCAAGATACTGGAAAGACCGAGATCCGCATTTCCACAAGCAAGTTGCAGAAGGATTCCAAAGAATCTACAGAGGTTAGAGTTATGCAAAGGGGTAAGTATTATCTTACCCCTTACACTAATAAACATCTCGAAGAAGTTATAGAGGTCTTATCTATTGAGAATGTAGAGGAGCTAAGTTTCTTGGGGTATGAAGGGCCAAAAGATGCCCTACAAGACCTACCAGATATAGCTGAAGCTTACATTGTAAGAAAAGAAGATGGCCCTATAATATTCGTCGGCGGTCTTTTATTTGAAGATGATGGTCAATGGCCTCAAATGTTCGCAATGTTTTCGGAAACTATACGACAAAACTTTCATGTTTTGGCGCGCGGCTCAAAGATGTTGGTAAACTTTTTTGATAAAACGCAATCGGGTATGTCTATGACGATACTGGCGAAACATGGTGATATGTTGCAATGGGCATCTTGGCTTGGGTTTGAAGTTGTTGGTGAAACAATATTTAACGGAAACAGGTATATTGATTTTGTGCGTTGCAATCCAAATAAAAAAAATGTTTATGATGGCACATCGCAGCCCGCGATGCACTGAAAGGCCCGTGAGGATACCCTTGTTGAAGTGAAGTAGCGGATACCTGTAGTAACCCGAAACTTCAACGAGGACTGAAATGGCTAATACAATCGACACAGCCTTTATCAAACAGTTCGAAACCGAAGTTCATTTGGCGTATCAGCGTATGGGTTCCAAGCTACGGAACACTGTGCGGACTGCCAATGTAACTGGTTCAACTGTACGATTCCAAAAAATTGGTACTGCGGAAGCAACTACCAAATCACGCAATGGTAACGTAACTCCAATGGATCTTGCACACACGAATGTGGAAGCGACAATGGCTGATTACTATGCAGCCGAGTACATCGACAAGCTGGATGAACTCAAGATCAATATCAATGAGCGTCAAGCTGTAGCACAATCTGCTGCTGCTGCCCTTGGTCGCAAAACTGATAGCCTCTTGATTACAGCTATGGACTCAGGTGCGAACTCAACTCAAATTCACGATACAAGCTCTGCGGTAGAAAAAGCAGACCTGCTTGCTGTATTTGAAACATTTGGTTCTGCCGATGTTCCAGAGGATGGACAACGCTACATTGCAATGCACCCGAAAGGTTATGCTGATCTTTTTGCAATTACAGAGTTTGCATCATCTGACTTTGTTGGGCCGCAAAACTTGCCTTATGCTGGTGGTATGACAATGAAAGAGTTTCTTGGATTCAAGATCTTTTCAACGTCTGCTGTCGCGGCTGGTAAGAGCATGTGCTACCACACAAGCGCTGTTGGCTTGGGCATCAATGCTGATGTTCAAACTGAGGTCAACTATGTGGCTGAAAAAGTATCACACCTTGCAACATCTATGATGTCTATGGGCGCAGTTGTTATTGATAACAACGGTGTCTATGAACTCTTAGACAACAATACATAGGAGGTGAGCAATGGCTTTTAGTGCAGCAAATCTTACTCGTGTTGGCGGTGATTCAAACGGAAGCTTGTGGATGTACACATCAGCAGATGCAATTGCTGCTGTGAATACAGCAGGTTACTTCAACGATGCGGCAAACATGCTTGCTGTTCGTGATCTGATTATTGTTCGGGACACCAATGTTCCAACAACTAACTTCTGCACCGTTTTGTCAAATACTGGTTCTGTTGTTGACGTATCTGATGGTACGGCTGTAGCAGAAACAGATGGCGATTAATAAGAAGGATGGGGGCTAAGGCCCCCATACTCATATGCCTGATTATGCAAATACAGCAATAAAGATATGTTCGCGCGCCTCCATGCTTATTGGGGGTGATCCTATTCAGTCGTTTACTGATGGCACAACAGAGTCAGATCTAGCTGATGCTGTGTATGAAGATATTGTGCGCGCGGCACTTACAAGCAGTCGTTGGAGATTTGCCACAAAGCAATTTCAATTAAACAGACTTGCTGATGTTCCGATTGGAAGATGGGATTCTGCATACCAACTTCCTTCTGATTCTTTAATGATAAACAGCATTACTGTTCAGGATCTGCCTATAGAGTTTGATACCTATGAGGATAAGATTTACAACAATGCTGTTGCTGCTGATGAAGTAATTGCAGATTATATTTATAGAGCGTCAGAATCATCTTGGGCACCATACTTTACTCTTGGTGTTGAGTTTTCCGTTGCATCTGTTTTTGCATTGTCTCTTGCGCGCGATGCTTCTCTTTCTGCCGCAATGGATCAACAGGCGCAAATCCAGCTTATCAAAGCTCGCAGACTAGACTCTCAAGCTCAAACAACTAGGAAGCTTAAAACAACAAGGTTCATCGCACAAAGGCGCAGTTAATGCAAAAGGCTCGTATTCCTCAAAACAGTTTTCAATTTGGTGAGGTCAGCGATTCTTTAGTTATGCGGACTGATACTGCTATTTATACTGGTTCTGCTCAAAAAGTTGAGAATATGATCATTACAGTTGAGGGTAGCGCCAAGAAGAGAACAGGCTTAAAACATATATATGATTATTCTATAACTTATAATGCGAGTAATCCAAATCAATCTAATCTTTTTCCATTTATTTTTGATGATAATGAACGCTACGTTATTTCTATAGAGCATCAAAAAGTAAGATGTTTTAGATTAGATGGAAATCTTACTTTAGTTGCAACACTTACTCAAGATGTAAGTACGAATACTCTTCCATTCGATCAGGATTATTTACAACAATATACAGTAGCCCAAATGGGCGATGTTATGTTTATTTGCCATCCATTATTTGCGCCAAGATTGCTAACAAGAACTTCTTTAACAACCTTTGAAATTAGCACTTATACATTTGATGAACGTGCAGATAACAAACAGATTTACCAACCATATACAAAATATCAAAATGTTGGGGTTACACTTGATCCTTCTGCAAGTAGCGGAACAGGTGTGACATTAACAACTAGTTCTGCGTATTGGGATACAACAGGAACGCAAAGCGGAGGAAACTATCCTGACTCTTTGCATGTTGGTGTTGTTGTTAGATATGGCGGAAATGAAATTGAAATAACAAGTGTTCAATCTTCTACTCAGGCAACAGGTAATGTTGTTGATACTTTGACCGTTAGGTTGTCAGTAGCAAATCCTCTTAGAGCGAATGATGGTAGTAATTTGGTTGAGGTTACTCAGCTTAATCATGGTTATGGTGGCGGTGAATCTATTACCATATCGGACGCAAGTACTGTTGGTGGTATTAATGCGGCAAGCATAAATGGAGCAAGAACTGTTGCTAATATTATAGATGAAAATACTTATAACTTCACTGCTGGCGCAACAGCAAACTCTTCCGAAGATGGCGGTGGATTTCCCAAAATAATAACTCATGCGCCAACACTAGATTGGGATGAACAAGCTTGGTCTGCCAAGCGTGGATACCCTGCTGCTGTTGCATTCCATGAAAACAGACTTGTTTTTGGTGGAACGCTTGCCGAGCCTGATTCTTTATTTATGAGTGAGGTTGGTGAATATTTTAATCATGATGTTGGAACAGCCCAAGACAATGAGGCTATTAAGCTAACTGCGGCAACTGGTGATGTGCATGAAATTAGGTACTTGATTTCCAGCCGTGATTTGCAAGTATTTGCTGGTAGTGGTGAGCTATATGTTCCAACATATTTGAATCAAGCTATTACTCCAACAAATGCTCAAATACGCGAACAAACTCCATACGGATCAGCTTTTGTTGAGCCATCTTTGATTGATGGCTCTACCATCTTTGTTCAAGCAAGTGGTCGTGTTGTTCGAGAGTATTTATTTACAGATTCAGAGGATGCATATTCTTCAACAGCAATATCTTCTATTTCTTCTCATTTGATTAATACCCCTAAGTTTATGACTGTTGTTCAAAGTGGATTTGGTCAACCAGATTCTTACGCCTTTCTTACAATGACAGATGGTAATGCTGCCATATTTACATCAAACAGGGCTGAGAAAAGAGCTTCTTGGGTTCAGTTTACTACGAATGGAAAGTTTGATTCTGTTATTGCCATTGATGATAGATTGTTTGCAAACATCTATGATGCTAATGACAAACTGATGCTTTGTGAGTTTGATGGTGATATTGGTCTTGACTCATACATATATGGAGCAATTAGTGGTAACTCAGTTACTGTCAGTGCTGCGTATGCAGATGGAGTTACTGTTGATGTTGTTGCAACTGATGGATCAGTTTTATCGTATCTAGGTGAGTTTACTGTTGCTTCTGGTGCTGTTGATTTATCTGCGTATTCTACTGCTGGTTTTACTCATGCTTATGTTGGTAAGAAGTTTACTTCTAAAATTATTTCTAATCCGATAGATGCAACTGGCGCTTCTGGACCGCTTACTGGAATGCTGCGTGGTATTACAAACATTGTTGTTGATATGAAAAATACCCGATCAATAAAGGTAAATACAAAGCCAATAAACTTGGAGACAAGTTTTACTGGAAAGAAAGAGGTAAGGTTACTTGGATATGGACGTGATCCTAAAGTAACAATTGAACAAGATGATCCCTTAACAATGCAGGTTAATGGATTTGTATCGGAGGTTATCTTCTAATGGTTATGGCAGTTTTAGGATTATTTAGTGGCTTAGCCCAAGCAAGTGCAATTGCTGCTGCTGGAAAAGCAGAACGCGCTGCTGCTGAACTTGATGCCTTCAATACAGAAACAGATAAGGTCAGAAGCAAGATTGAATCTATGCAGCGTCACAATGACAGGCTTGAGCAATATAGAAACAATACTGCAATAAATATTTCGACATTTGGCGCAAACCTTAATAGGGCTGATGCTTCTGTTGAGGCATTCTTAAATCGTCAAAAAGAAATAGCCTTTGAGGATATTCGCAGATCTGATCTTATGGGCGTATTTGAACAAGCAAAACTTCAACAGCAAGCAACAACTCTTAGAATAGAAGGGCGCGCGCGGGAGCAAGCTGCAAACATTCGTGCTTTTACTACAGCAATGGGAGCCTTTATGGACTTCCAGAAAACAATGTAAGGTAATTAAATGGCTGTAATCAGAGAAAAGAGGCAGTTTAGAGTTGGCACTATTGGTGTTGCTAGGTCTTCAAGGGCTGGTGTAATTGTTGGTGAGGCCATTGCTGAAAGCGCAGGTGCATTATCTGCTGAGTTTTTTCGACGTGCGGCTGAAGATGCACAGGAAAAAGGCATTAAGTCTGTTGCTGAATTAAGTGATCAACAGGTTCTTACTCTTGGAGAAGATGGACAGCCACAGGCAATGAAGGCTCCGCTTGGGTTTGGGCGCATTGCTACAAAAGCGCGAGAGCAAGCATTACTTACCCGTTTTGAAGAAGAGCTTGAAATAGAGCTTGGTGATAAAGCGAAAGAGTTTGCAAACAAATATCGTAAAAGCCCAGAAGCATTTAAGAAGGCTATGTCTGATTATACTGCTTCTATGGCTAATGCTGAAGAAAGCACAGTCTTCACACAATTAATTCAGAATACTGGCGCGCAGCTAACAAGCAATTTTTATCACAACCTTCAGCTTGCAGCGATGCAAAGACATGAAGCTGAAATGGCAAAAGCAAATGACTTTGCAAATAGTGAAGGGCTTAATACTTATGAACTTTTATATGCAAATGGTCAGTTTGATGCTGCTGAAGAAGTTATAGCTGCTCTTGATGCTAGAAATCAAAATGACTTAAAAGCTGGCTATGTCCAAAACAGTGATTTTTTATTATTTAACCTAAAAAGAAGAGCCGCAAAAGCTAGAGGAACTATTGCCCATGAGCTTTCTAGGCTAGGGCCAGAGCTATCAAGTAATGAACTTGATCAAATCTATCATGGTATAAATACAGGTGATCCAGATTTTTTACCAAATGATAATAGGTTTAACATATTAAGAGAAACCCTTCGGGCTTCTGAACAAAATCTTGTTTTACAAGATGAGGTTAGGCAATTTGCATTACCTCTTGTAAAAAATGCCCGAGATAGAAATGCATTTACTGATCTTGTAGCTGCGCAGAAAAGATTAACAGCAGCATCTGTTATTTCAACAAGTGAATATGCTAATATAGGTAGGTCAGTAAATATGACTGCCTTGCAGTCTGCTATTGATGCAGCATATGATGAATATTCTGTTGCTAAAAAACAAGCACGAATTGCAATTGAGGACGGCGAAACATCAGAGTCTGTTAAGACTTATACAGCAGGTTCTTTGCTAAAGATATCTTCAATAGCCGATGGTTTAATTAGCAGAACTGTTGCTGATGCTGAAAACTTAGAACAGTTAGATGCGCTTAGAACTTATCTTACAACAGGAAGTGACTCTGATTTAGAAAGATTAGATGCTCTCAATTCAGCAATGGCTGATAGAGCAAAAATGATTACATATATAGATGGTGATGTTGAAGAAATTGATTTTGCAGAACAGGCAATTCAGTTAGCTAATTCTTTCAATGATGAAGCAGGTCGCAAAAACTTTGCCAATCAATATGAAAACTTTTCTGAGTTAGAAGACGCTATTCGACTAGATAAGTCCAATCTAACAGCAAATGGTGAGCCTACAGATAAATATAATAATTATGAAAAATCAATTAGGGAATCTGATTTATCATTAGAGCAACGGCGTGTTTTGGAAGGTCAGTTGCAAGTTGCTGCTGGTCGTAGTTATTTAACAGAATTGTTTTCTGACGTTAATAGTAGCTCAAAGCTTATGGCTTTGGAGACTTATTTAATAACTGGTGAAGAGCCAGAAAGCTTACCAAAACTTACAGACGAAGAAAAATCTCTTGCTGCAAAAGCAAGTCAAAACTTAGATGATGCTCAATTATCTGGCGCAGTAAGTAGAAAAGTTGGAACAATAAGCCAAAGGTTAGCTGCGGAAGCTGATACCTTAGAAAATAATCAAAAACTTAGGATGGCTGTTCTCGGTGAGTTGGTTAATAATCAGGACAGTAGAGAACTTGTTTCGGAAAGTCTGGAACCAACAGCAGTCGGCCTTGGTTTTAAAAGTCTTACTGATGCATTTATTAATCCGAATATGGACGGCAAAGATATTGTTGCTGTTAAACAGTTTGAAACTCAAATTCAAATGTATCATGCGGTTCCACCTCAAGCACTTGTAGAAGTATTAGAGCAAGCTGCAAATGGTGGGATGTCTGATCCTAATTTTTCGATGAGTAAAGTATTACGATTTTACAGAGCGTTTACTGATCCTCTTAATCCAGTAAAGGGAAATACTTTCAAATCAAAAGGATTAGAGGGTGCGTTAGATAATGATACAAAGGCAATGCTTGATGCGCTTGTTATTGCAGAAATGAATATTAATCCTAGTCTTGATGATGCAGCGCGTGAGGCCGCACTTGTTCGCATATTTAATGATATGACATTGGTAATGGAAAACGAGGCGTTTAGAGACAACTTGTTTGAAAAACTTGATAAACCTAAAAGTCTTGATCATTACGTTGTTAATACAAATTCTGATTATTTAGAAGATCCAGAGCTTGTTGAATTTGGTGTTGCTGCTTTGCGCGCGGAGTATTCTCGTACAAGAGCAACAGGTGAAACTTTTAAACCCGAACAAGTGTTAAAGGATGTTGTTAAAAGTCGCGCTATGAAAGATGAGCGCGTTGTGACATTTGGCAGTGATAGCACTCTTTCTCCATTTGCACTTGATATTACAACGAATGGAAATGGAGATGAATTTTATGAATATGCTGGTGAAGAACTTAGACGAAATGTAGTCGGCGCTGTTGAAATGTTTAACGAGCTTACTGGTGAATCTGAGTTTGCTGATGTTGGAGAATATTATCTTTCGAGGGTTGGTTATGATACTCAATATAAGGGTCAAACTTATGTTGTTGTAAATAAAGAGGGCGTCCCATATCAAATGGAAACAACCGATGGAGAAGGTAATAAAATACAACACGCTATCTTTGTTTCAACTGGTGAGCGTGGCTTTAAACAAAAACTTAAAATTAAAAGAACGAGTGCAGAAGCAAAAGTAATCCAAGAAGCAAGAGATGTTAAGGCGGCTGCTGATGAATTTGTTACTACTCCAATGAGAACAGAAGCTGTTAAAGAAAACTTAACAAATTTGGTTGAAGCAAATGTTGCAGCAAAAACATTATTTGAGGATAGGGGTGCAAGACTTTATAACCTTGATGAAAGCACAAAGGCTAGACAATATGTTAAAGCTTATAAGGCTATATTTGTTGGGGATGTCACAAAGATTGCGCCAAGTCTTAGAAAAAGATATGCAGCAACTTTAATAAATGAGTTGTTGGATGAAGCTAATTTAAAAGATCCAGCAGCAGTTTTAAATGATCCGACTTATGGACCTATTATGGAATTCTTAATGGACCTTAGAAGATAATGGTTACAAATCCCTACACCATAGACTTTAGCCCTTATTCTCCAAGGCAAGATATTGCTGCGCCAACATTTAGAGAAACGGTTAGCGCAACTCTTGGGTACACCTATGATCCAATAATGGAATCAATTAGGGCTAGAAATCGTTTTGGTCGTGAGCGCCAAGAGGGATATGACCCGTTTGATGATCTTGGGGATCATGCTCTGTTTGCTATGGATTTGCGTCATGCAACTAGCCCAGCGCATATGGCATTTCTTAAACGCGGCATTGATGAATCAATACAGCGCAGACAGGTTCTAGCTAATTCTTCTTTTACTTCTCAGCTTTTTGCAGGTTTGTTTGACCCGCTTAATCTTGTTGCTTTACCTCTTGGTGGCCCTGCGGTTGGAATTGGTCGCAGTGTTTTGCGTGTTGGCTTAGGTAGCGCGGTAATTCAAGCTGGCGTTGAGGCGGCATTAATACAGCCGTATGATCCTGTGCAAAGTCAAACAGAAAGTATGTATAACATTGCTGGTGCTGCTATGTTTGGTGGCGCCTTTGGTGGTGTTGCTTCAATACCGATTACAAGGCGCGCGTCTGCACTTGCTAAAATGAGGGATGATCTAGTTGATTATCAGAAATCATTAAGGCAGATAGAACATATATCAGAGTTAAGTGCGAACGATCTTAACGATCTTCCTAATGCTGTTAGGCCACATGAGTCTTTAAGCGTTGAGCAACTAAAGTCAAAAATAACCAACCTTACTAAAAAGCAAGAACAGATAGAGCTAACACTTGCGACGAAGGACAAAGAAGACTTTTCGCCAGTAACGGAAGAGCGAGATATTGTTGCAACAGAGCTATCAGCCTACAGACGCGAAGCTGGTATAAGAGAACTTCTTGATCAGGGTTATACCCCTGAGAAACTTTGGTCCATTAACAAGAATGCATTTACAGACAGTATTTTTTACAGGGCTGTAAGCACTCCGTTTAAAAGAGTATTACAGTCAGATACAGCTACAGGCTTGATGAAAGAAGCTATGGTAAGGCTTGGTGGTGATTCTGGTGTTAATTTGATGGCTAATGTTCTTGGCTTTGCCAGCCCTCTTTCTGTGCATCAGCGCGCGGCAGTGCGCAATGGTGAATGGGTCAGAGCAAACGATCAATTAATTAAGTTGTTCCGCGAAGAAATGAAGTTAGCAAATGTGTCTGTAATGGACATTGACGTTGTTCAAGCTTATCGCAGTGTAATGCGGCGTGATGACAGTTACGGCAGTTGGTTGCGCGGTATTAATCAGAAAAGAACAACTAAGGTTGAAAAACTTACTGAAGTTGAAAAGCGCGCAATTGGAGTTATTGATGATTTCTTTAAGAAAGCAGAGCGCGAACTCCAAGATGTTGGTTTGATTGGAAGCAAGAAGGCCATTAAAGATAAGTTAAATTATCTCAATCGTGCTTTAGCTAACATTGAGGATGAGATTGGTATTACTCCTCAAGGTCGTCTATTGACTAGGTTGGAGTCACGCAGAAATAATTTAATAGCAAGAAGAGATGAGGCCCAAGCTTCTTTAGATAATTTTGCAGATACAGATCAGGTATCAATAGATAGCTTTCTTCCTCGTTTCTGGAATCATAAGGCCATTGAGAAAGATCGCAGAAGATTTGAGGATATTCTTAGGAATTGGTATTTTAAGAATCCAACAATATGGGTTCTTGAAAAGGGTAAGTGGACTAAGAAATATCTTGGCACTGATAAGGATGCTATTGATAAACGTGTTAAGGATACGATTGATAATATTCTTAATGAAACAGATCCAACTAATGAAGCAAGTATTGGTTATGGATACGGCAGGTCAAAACACTTTAGGCATCGTAAGTTAGATATTCCAAATGAATTAGTTTGGGATTTTATTATGCAAGACCCTCTTGCCATTATGAAAACCTATACTGCGCGCATTGCGCCTCGACTTGAGTTTACAAAACAGTTTGGCAACAAAGAGCTTGATGATGTTGTGTTTGATTTAGAGCGCGACATGATTAAGAAGGGCGTTAAAGATAAAGAGATACGCAAGCACATGAGGGACTTTAACCTTATGTATGATCGTATTGCTGGTGCTGTTCTTAGAAATCCATCTGCTCTTAGCCAGAAAGCTGCTTACGTTATGAAAGAAGCAGCGGCAACTAACTATATGGGATCTGGTTTTGTTGCGGCTGTTCCTGAGTTTGGTCGCATTGTTATGGAGCATGACGGTGCGGTAATGATTAAAGCCATTCAAGGTCTTTTGGATAAAGATATTAGAATGAAGGGATCAACAGAAATACGCCTATCAGGAGAAGCAATAGATATTCTTAAAGGCAGTGCGTTTGCTCGTATGGTTGATGATATGGCAAACAATGTTGATGCTACTGAGTTTTGGAATAAAGCGCGTAATGCATTTTATACTTTGAATGGCCTTGGTCCAATTACGCAGTTGAGTAAAACGCTTGATGGTATAGCGCGCGGTCACACCATCATTGAAAGATCTATTAAGTTAAGTAGGAATGAGGCTTCTGCTTTTGAAAGGGAGTGGCTTGCGCGTTACGGCATTGATCAGAATATGGCAAAACAGATTGCGCGCGCGCCTTGGCAGCAAAGCCAGAATGGTTTGTATCTTGCTAACACAGATGAATGGTCAACCAGCTTTCTTATTCCTGAGATTGAAGGCAAGACTGTTAAGATTGTTGAAGCCAATGAAGATGGCACACCTGTTGGCATTATGCGTGAAGGTGTTGGTTATGTTCCAGCTAGATATAATTGGGCAACAAACACAATATTTTTTGACAGAGATTATATTGAGGGCGAGTTTTTTGAAAGCAAAGCTTGGCTGAATCCAAGACGTGAAGGCATTAAGCCTTTGCCTGATGTTTTTGATTCTCCAAAAGATTGGTCTAACTTTGTAATGTTGCATGAAATTATGCACACAAGATTTAGACCAGAAGATCTTGGAATTTATGCAGAACAAACATTAAAGAAAGAATTTACTATAGATGTAGAAACTGTTGCTGACGCAGAAGCTCCTAATGTATTTACTTTTTCAAGAGTTTATACCTCGCCCAAAAAATTGTTAAAAGAATTAGAATATATTAATTTAGAAATAGCAAATCAAAACGAAATTATTACTGCTTTAATGCGTTCTGACGCACCCCCAGATGATGAACTTCTTGCAAGTTTTGCAAACAATTCTGCTATCAGAGATGAGCTTACAAAAATATCTAAAACAGAAGAATTTAAACAGCAGTTAGATATAGAAAAAGGATTAAGTCCATCTAAAAGGCTTAGTCAGCGACAGTTTCTTGAGTATGAAAATAAAATAAATGATTTAGCATTTGCAGAATACAAAAAGCAAAATGCAATACAGCAAGAAACAGTAGATACATTTAGGTCTGCTTTGAACTCTGGTATTTTAAATACAATTCTTGCTGCAACACCTGCGGATAGACCAATTATTAATGATGGTGTTGTGTTTGTGCCGCATCATATTGCCAAGCGTTTTGGTTACAAAGAAGATCCAAAGGCAAAAGGATATTCTAGGATTGAGAATGGTTTCTTAGCCTTACCATTTCAGTTTTACAGTTACACACTTGCTAATGTAAATAAGATGGTTGGTGCGGCTGCGCATGGTCAGTTAAAGAACAGAGCGGTTGGTTTAACAACAATGCTTGGTCTGGGTTATCTGTCCGTTAAGATGAGATATTCATTATCAGGCGCAGAGTTTGCTTGGGATGAGATGTCAGCACAGGACAGGTTTGCTAGGGCTTGGGATTCTAGTGGTGTTACTGCATTGTATAGCGATTTATTTTATCAATCTATGCATACATCGCTTGCTCTTGGTGGGCCAAATATTACCAATGGATTTTTGCAACCTAAGTTTCCGCAAAAAGAGAGCGCAGTAGATGCAATAACAAATGTTGCTGGTGCTGGACCATCTATAGCTACAGATTTGTTTATGGGTGGATATGAGTTTGCTTCTGGAAACTATGGTGAAGGCGCAAAACAGGTTGTTAGGAATTTGCCATTTGCGCGCATGTGGTTTTGGAAAGATGACATGAACGCAATCACAAGAATGTGGGCGCAGTAATTTTGTCCTAGTTTATTTGTGCGTTGAACATCTTTTGTTTTTCATAGAAAACAGAAAAAAAAGGTGAACAATGTCTATATCTTCTTCGGCTAACTCTGCGCGATTACATTTTACGGCAACATCTGGGCAAACTGCATTCAGCGTTTCATTTGAGTTCTTTGATGATGCTGACTTAGATGTGTATGTAAACGGTACGCAAAAGACTATTACTACCGATTACACTGTATCAGGCGGTGATGGTTCTACAGGCACGGTTACTTTTAACTCAGGTCTTGTTCTTAACGATGCAGTAACGATTACGCGAAGAATCGACATTGAGCGTGTTACTGATTTCAGTGCTGGTCAAGCGATCAACCGAGCAGCATTGAATACGCAGCTTGATACTTTAACAGCTATTGCATCTGATAATAAAGATAGATCTGAAAGAGCATTGCGCGCGCCAGATGATGAGAATGCGCCAACAATGACACTGCCATCTTTGGCATCAAGGAAAGGTACTGTTTTAGGATTTAACTTAACAACAGGTGCAGTTGAAGCTGGGCCTCAAATTTCTGATGTATCAACTCTTTCAGCTATTAGTGCTGACATTGCAACGCTTGCTGACATTGAAGATGGGACTGATGCAACGGATGCTATTCAAAATGTAAATGCAATTAGAACTGATGTAACAACTGTTGCTGGAATCAATACTACACACTTGTCAAATGTATCTAGTGTTGCAACAGAAATTGCAACGGTAGCTGGTATTAGCTCTGATGTTACAGCCGTTGCTGGGGATGCAACTGATATTGGAACAGTGGCAACAAACATTGCTTCCGTAAATACTGCTGCAACAAATATTGTTGATATTCAAAACGCTTCAACAAATGCCGCAACAGCAACAACAAAAGCTGCGGAGGCGGCAACTTCTGCGACTAACGCTGCAACGTCAGAAACAAATGCGGCAACATCGGCAACAAATGCGGCGACTTCTGCATCGGCTGCGGCAGCATCACAGACTGCGGCGGCTGCTTCGGCTGCATCTGCGGCGTCTGCTTTTGATAACTTTGATGATACTTACCTTGGCAGCAAAACATCTGATCCAACAACGGACAATGATGGTGATCCGCTAAATGCTGGCGATCTGTATTTCAACAGCACTGCCAATGAGATGCGTGTGTACGATGGTGCGAACTGGATTGCAGCAACATCGGCTGGCAACGTGTCTTTGTTAAATTATAATTACACAGCCACATCGGGACAAACAACATTTTCTGGCGCTGATGATAATGCAGCTACGTTATCATATACTCAGCAAAATCTGATTGTTACATTAAATGGCATAACTTTAGAAGATGGCACAGATTACACTGCAAACAATGGGACAAGCATTGTGCTGGCCTCTGGTGCGGCTACGGGTGACGAGCTAAACATTGTTGCCTTTAAGTCTTTCACGACCGCTGACATGGTTCCAGCAAGCACAGGCGGGACGTTCTCGGGCAATGTTACCTTTAGCGGCGCTGCTACTGTAAATGGTGCGTTTACATCTCAGGGTATTGACGACAACGCTACATCTACTGCTATGACGCTGGACGGCAGCGGTAATGTTGGGATTGGGACGACTAGTCCTAGTGCAATAGCAACAATAAAGACAGCGTCTAATGAAGAAGATGCAATTCTGATTGAGCAATCTGATGGTACTGATGTTGGGTCTTTAAGAATTAATAATGGTGCATTTATCATTAAAGGTAAAAATGCATCTCAGCCTATCCAGCTTCAAACACACGATGGTAACGAAGACATTGAAGTAGACCCAGATGGCTTTATCAAGATGGAGACAGCAGGGTCAGAGAGACTTCGCATCGACAGCAGCGGTAACTTGCTGGTGGGGACTACTAGTGCGTCACCTAATCCTGGAGTTGTTTTGCAACCAGTAGGTAATGTTGGAATAGGTAATTCAAATGGTAATAGTGGCGCCAGTTTTCTAGAGTTTAGAAGAAATGCAACTCAAATTGGTGGAGTAACACAAAGTGGAACAACTGGTGTCAGTTACAACACCTCATCAGACCACCGCCTAAAAGAAAACGTAACAGACGTAACTGATGGCATTACACGGGTCAAACAACTAGAACCCAAACGGTTTAATTTTATTGTAGACCCTGACAGAACGGTAGATGGCTTCCTAGCACACGAAGTTCAATTAGTCATACCAGAGGCAGTCACAGGTACTCACAATGAGGTGGACGATGATGGCAATGCGGTCATGCAGGGGATTGACCAGAGCAAACTTGTGCCATTGCTCACGGCTGCACTGAAGGAAAGTATAGCCAAGATAGAAACATTAGAGACAGAAATGACCTCTGTTAAAGCAAGATTAGACGCACTGGAGGGTAACTAATGAGCAAGGCACGACAACTTGCAGATCTTGGTAACGTCTATGATGATGGTGCCTTGTCGAACAGGAATATGGTGGTGAACGGTGGAATGACCGTAAATCAACGGGGCGATGTTACTGGAAAAACAAATACAGGGACGTATGGAGGGCCAGATAGGTTTGCCCTTCAAACTGTGTCTAGCGGAACTTGGAGCATTTCCCAGTCAAGCACTGCGCCTGAAGGTTTTGCAAACAGTTACAAATTAGATTGCACAACAGCAAACGCCTCTTTAGCAGCGGGAGCATATCTTTATGCGCAAACAATTCTTGAGGGACAAAACCTCCAACAATTAAAAAAGGGAACAGCCAACGCCCTTCCTGTTACTTTGTCGTTTTGGGTTCGATCAAATAAAACGGGAACGTATACCGTTGCGCTTCGTGATGTGGATAACAGCCGACATATTGCAAGCACTTACACAATTTCTGTTGCGGACACTTGGGAATACAAAACGATAACCTATGCGGGTGACACAACTGGTGCTTTTACCAATGACAACAATGCTTCCCTTCATGTAAATTTCTGGTTGGGTGCGGGAACAAATTTCACATCTGGCACGATCTCAACATCGTGGGCATCTCTTTCTGATGCAAACCGAGTATCTTCTAGTAACGTAAACCTTGCAGACAACACTGCTAATGACTGGTACCTCACAGGCGTCCAGTTGGAAATCGGGGACACTAGTACACCCTTCGAGCACATCCCATACTCCGATCAACTGGCGAGGTGCCAGAGGTATTATTATAAAACTCAAACAACACAGGGCGGTGGTTACGGCGC